ATAAACCTAGATTATTGTATTATTTAAAACGAAGAGGATATAGAGGTTTTAGTATTAACAGACCTGATAAAGTTTGGAATAAATTATCAACTACCGAAAAAGAAATAGGTGGAATACCTAATTCAAGTGAAGATGTTAAGCAAGCTCATGCTGCAGCAATAGAAACTTTTATAGATAGTAATGTAGGTATGTGCAATGATGGTTTTGGCAATATGTATTTCCAAAGAACATTAGAAGACTGGGCAAAATTTAACATAAACAATAGAACTAAATATGATGCTACTATAAGTTCTGGTTTAGCTATAATGGCTTGTAATAAAAATAAATATAGACCAGTACCTAAAAGAAATTTAAAATCTTATAATTTAGGTTTTAAAAGATATAATAATGAAGGTAGTATTTCAAAAATAATAAAATAATTACATGCAAATACAGTATACAAGCAATAGTTCATTTCCTGATCAGGTTGTACCTGCAGAAGAAAAAGCTACTTTAGAGTATGGCCTTGCTGTAGGTAGAGCAATAGAAGGTGAGTGGTTTAGAAACTACAGAATGGGAGGTTACAATAATCCAGGTTATGCTGTTAATTATAATGAGTTTCATACACTTAGATTATATTCTAGAGGCGAACAACCTGTACAAAAGTATAAAGATGAATTAGCGATAAACGGAGATTTATCGTATCTTAATTTAGACTGGAAGCCTGTACCTGTTATACCTAAATTTGTTGATATAGTAGTAAATGGAATATCTCAAAAAAACTATGATATTCAAGCTTTTGCTCAAGATCCTGTTTGTTCAAGACAAAGAACAGAGTATGCTACTGGATTAATGACAGATATAGTAGCTAAAGATTTTTTAAAAGAAGCAGAACAAATATTAGGTGTTAACGGTTTTAGTTCACCAGATCCAGATAAAGCTCCTCAAGACAAAGAAGAGCTAGCTGTTCATTTACAAATGGATTTTAAACAATCTGTAGAAGTGGCTGAAGAAGAAGCTATAAACTTTGTTTTAGATAAAAATAAATTTGAACTAACAAGTAGAAGGTTAGCTCAAGATTTAACTGTATTAGGTATTGGTTGTGTTAAAACAAATTGGAACGAAGCTGAAGGCATTACTGTTGACTATGTAGATCCTGCCGCTTTAGTTTATTCATATACAGACGATCCAAACTTTGAAGATTTATATTATGTTGGTGAAGTAAAGTCTGTATCTTTACCAGATATTAAAAAGCAATTTCCTCATTTAACAGACGAAGAATTAATAAGAATACAAGAGTATCCAGGTAATCCTGAGTATTTAAGAAACTGGAGTGGAAGATATGATAATTTAACAGTACAAGTATTATACTTTGAGTACAAAACATATCATGATCAAGTATTTAAAGTTAAAAGAAATGCGTTTGGTTTAGAAAAAGCATTAGAAAAACCAGATACTTTTAATCCTCCTAGTACAGATAATTTTGATGTAGTAACAAGATCCATAGAGGTATTATATAGTGGAGCTAAAATATTAGGACATCCTTTAATGTTAAGATGGGAGATGGCAAGAAATATGACAAGACCCACCAGCGATCTTGTTAAAGTAAACATGAACTATAATATATGCGCTCCTAAAATTTACAAAGGTAGAATAAATTCTTTAGTTAAAAGAATAACAGGTTTTGCAGACACTATACAGTTAACACATTTAAAGATACAACAGGTGCTATCTAGGATGGTTCCTGATGGAGTATTTTTAGATATGGATGGTTTAGCAGAGGTTGATTTAGGTAATGGTACTAATTATAATCCAGCTGAAGCTTTAAATATGTATTTTCAAACTGGTAGTATAGTTGGTAGATCTTTAACTCAAGATGGAGATCCTAATAGAGGTAAAGTACCTATACAAGAGTTGCAGACTGGTAATGGTGGCGGTAAAATACAAAGCTTAATACAGACTTATCAATATTATTTACAAATGATAAGAGATGTAACCGGTTTAAATGAAGCTAGAGATGGAAGCCTACCTGATAAAAATGCGTTAGTAGGTTTGCAAAAATTAGCCGCCGCGCAATCCAATGTAGCAACTAGACATATACTACAAGCTCAACTATATTTAACTTTAAAAACGTGTGAGAATATATCATTAAGAATAGCTGATTCTCTTCAGTATCCTTTTACAAGGCAAGCTTTACAAAATAGTATATCAGAATACAACGTAGGGACTTTAGATGAACTAGCTACAGTTACTACTCATGATTTTGGCGTATTTTTACAGTTAGAACCAGAAGAAGAAGAAAAAGCAAAATTAGAAGAAAATATTCAAATAGCTTTAAAAACTAACTCTATATATTTAGAAGATGCTATAGACATAAGGCAAATTAAAAATTTAACTTTAGCTAATCAACTTTTAAAATATAGAAGAAAAGCAAAACAAAAGCAAGATCAAGAAGCTCAACAAGCTAATATACAAGCACAAGCTCAAGCTAATCAGCAAACAGCTGAAAAAGCAGCTACTGCAGAAATGCAAAAGCAACAAGCGTTAGCTCAAACTCAAATGCAAATAGAACAAGCTAAATCGCAGTTTGACATACAAAAAATTGAAAGAGAGTCTCAAATGAAAAAACAAGAGATGGAATTAAAGTTTCAGTATGACATGCAATTAGCTAAATTAGATGTTCAGTATAAAAAAGATAGAGAGCAAATGATTGAAGATCGAAAAGATAAAAGAACAAGAATATCAGGTACTCAGCAAAGTGAAATGATTAGTCAGAGAAAAAATGATACTCCGCCTACAGATTTTACAGAAACTCAAGGCCCTGATGGATTAACGTTAGGCGCATTTGATATGCGATAACAATTATTAACTATTATATTATATTATGTCAGAAACAATCCAAGATAAAGAGAAGGCACCTCTTAAAATTAAAAAGCCTAAAAAACTAGTAGATCAAGAACAGGTTGAAAGTATTAAAGTAGATTTAAGTAAAAAACCAGAAACAGATGCCGTTCCAGAGCAAAGCACAGGAAGTATGGATGAGAATCAACAAGCCAATGATGTGGAAAAAGTGGAGGAAGGAACACCCGAACCAGTTGTTGAGCAAGCTTCCGAACAAGAAGAAAAAGAAGAAGTAATTCCAATAGAAGAAATTACAGAAACTGAAGAAGAAACAAAAGAAGTTGAAGCAGTTGAAGAGCCAATTGTAGAAACTAAAGAAGAAATTAATAAAGAAGTTTTACCAGAAAACATACAAAGTTTAGTAGACTTTATGAAAGAAACAGGTGGAACTATAGAGGATTATGCTAGATTAAATAGAGATTATTCTAAATTAAACGAAACAGCATTACTCAATGAATATTATAAAACTACTAAGCCACATTTAAATCAAGAAGAAATTGCTTTTATAATGGAAGATAATTTTTTCGTTAATGAAGATGTGGATGATGAGCGAGAAATAAAAAAGAAAAAGCTTGCTTATAAAGAAGAAATTGCTAAAGCCAAATACTTTTTGGAAGAAACCAAGAATAAGTACTACAAAGAAATCAAGTTGAGATCTAGTGGGCTTACTCCTGAACAACAAAAAGCTGTTGACTTTTTCAATAGACACAACAAAGAACAAGAAAAGCAAAGTAAAGTTAGGGATATATTTTTAACTCAAACTAGAAATACTTTAAACCAAGATTTCAAAGGTTTTGAATATAATATTGGTGAAAAGAAATTTAGATATAAAATAAATAATCCTGAACAAATTGCTAAAGATCAATCTAACTTAAACGATTTTGTTAAGAAGTTCTTAAATAAAGATGGTGCGATTGAAGACGCAAAAGGTTATCATAAAGCTTTTTATACTGCTAGTAATGCTGATGCTATTGCAAATCATTTTTATGAACAAGGTAAGGCTGATGCTGTGCGTGACATAGCTGCTAAATCTAAAAACATAACTCAAGAGGCTAGACCTCAACAAGGTGGTGAAGTTTATATTAATGGTTTAAGAGTAAAAGCAATAAGCGGTGTAGATAGTTCTAAGTTGAAATTTAAAAAAATAACAACTAAAAATTAAAAACAATGAGTTTTAATATTGGTGGGAGTTTTCCCGCTTCAATTGTTCCAGCTCAACAAAAACTAGCTCTAACGAATAACTATCTAACTTTTGATAGTGCTTCAGGAGGTAATTTTGCACAGCAATACTTACCGGAGTTATATGCTGCTGAGGTGGAAAGATATGGAAACAGAACAATCTCTGGTTTCTTAAGAATGGTTGGCGCTGAAATGCCAATGACATCAGATCAAGTAATATGGTCTGAACAAAATAGATTACATGTAGCTTA